ACCAGTTTTGCGAACTCATTGGGACTCGAAGGGCGAACACCATAAGTGATGGTACTTGTGACAACTGGATGTTTTGGAATGTAACATTGTATCCACCAGTGTTGGCAGTCATGACTGGAGAGTTGGATGATGGAGAAATGTATCTGTCGTATGATGTGTAGTTGGTCACAGATTTGGTAGAAATTTGAGAGTACTGTAGGTCAGAAAGGGTCAAAAAGTTGAATAAGAGTCTTGAGTTGGTAAAGCCAAGAGAGTTGGATGATGGAGTTCCAAGTTGAATACTTGTGATGTAAGAGTTCCAACCTTGAGCACCCGCCGAGCAGTTTCCAGTCGTCCATACTTTAGCACAACTACTATCCACATTCATGGTCATAGCGATGTTGTTTAAGCCGATTAATGCTCCTCTGTTAAAAGAGTTGTTGATAAAAGGGGACAAAGCCAAAAATGGTTCAGTTAATCCCCTAAAGGTTAGGTAGATGACCCAAGTGTTGTTGGCGCCAGTAGAAATTGGAGAAGCATCAGTATATACACCAGCGACAAATCTGTTGATGACAACAGTGGCTGGGTAAGAGCCGTTAGGAATACGAGCATTGTCGTAAGCCATGTCGTTAAGATTTCCCATAGGGTTAGAGTTTGACAATACTGCATCAGCGTAGTTGCCCCATGTCTCGTTGATGAAATCGGGTGATGTAGAGTTGGATTTATCGAGGGTCGCTTTATCCTCTAACAATTTGATAAAAGGCATGACATCCTTATAGTTGGTAGATGAGGTAGCATTGTTAATTGTTAGCGATGCGGTCGTAAATAGACTTTGAAGCGGGTAGCTGTTCAGCGAGTCAGTCAAACCATACTGGAAAGCTGATGAACCGATTGGGACGTTGGCACAATTGATGGTTAAATTTAAATCAGACTGTAAAAGCACTCTTGCATCGGATGCGATGGATTCAGAGGGGATTTGGATATTTGCCGTGAGCGAGGAGTTAGAGGCAGAGTTGAATGGGAAACCTTGGTACGTGTTTTGCTGTGCTCCGTTAAAAACCGAGTATACCAAGTCGGGGGTTAAATCTGCTATTCTTGAGTCAGTCACTGTCACTGTCTTAATGTCACTCATTATACTTTGAAGTTAGAAAGTTTTTTAAGTAAATTGGATTTATTGTATCTTAATTTACCATTTTCAAATGTTTGAATGCCGACTTTTTGAAGAATCCAAGTTTTAGCGATGCGACTGTCCCACTGTTTAGGAATACTGGATAAAGTAATCCAGTTCTTGCTCTATACTGCATTTGCCAATCCATGGTATATAGAGGCTCACTTGAATTCATCTCAAAAAGTTGGTATTGAGCCGTTGGTACATAGGATATAGGTTGATTGACAGAGTTCAAAGTATAGGGGAAATCTAACAATACTTGTCGAGTATTAGAGTTGTTGGTTGAAATGGGCAAAACCTCACCATTATACCATACTTGAGGATTTCCTACATTTGTTTGAACGGCTGGGATATTGGCTGTAGTAATTACTATATTTGTAATCGTATTCCACAAATCTACCGAGTATACTTCTTGAATATTGGTAATCACATCGTTTGTTTCATCTATGATAGACGTATTAGAGTTCATGATAATTTGGTTTTGCTTAAGTCCATTAGGAAAAACTACATAATAGTTGGCAAACTCAAAAAGATGGTATAGCGGACTATTCATGTAAATGATTATTGGATTTACTGCTGTATCATCATTATAGAGACTATTTAATCCAGTAATTGAAAAGAGATTTGTAGCACTGTCAAAATTTAAAATGGGAGGCTCATTGGCTGGTAATGTCGGAACTAATGCTTGGAGAGCATTGTATGCATCTATGAAAGCATTATTGACTAAACCCATGAAAAAGGCATAAGACTGTATGTTATAGTATCCAGTCCTAAAGTTTGGGAGTCCATCGGGATATAAACTTGGTCCTAAAGGAACATCGGCTACGAGATTTTGAGGTTGAAAAATGATATTTTGTGACACAACATTAGTACCAACTTGTAATGTCACAGTATAGACAGTCAAATTAGGGTCGGGTTGATATGGGACAATGTCGGGAGTAATGACGGGAATTGATGTGTCATTTATATAAAATGATATGATTGCCCCATAGTATTCTTCGGGATTTTTAAGATAAGGGATAGTTCTTGCTTGATTGTATGTTGCCTCGGGAGGGTTGCCAATGGTTGATGCAAGATTACATGAAATCGTGTCAAAATAGATTACATTGGGTTCTTCCATTATACTTTGAAATAATAAAATAATTAAATTATTTTAATTTTATTAATTATAATGACTTCCTACATGTCGCCTATGATGATTGACGAAGTTAATGCCTCTAAAAAAGCCTACATTCATGATACACCACAGTATGTGCAATGGGGATTTTTAGGACAACAAGATAAAAGGTTTATGAATCGCAAAAGTGATGGCGGACATCCTTTTTCACAACAGCCATCACAGACTTATTACGAAGACCCATTGATTGTGGGTTCAAAGGAACATCATAATGGTACTTTTTTACAATATAACAACAGAGCCATCGAAAGTGGCACAAAACATTTGAGTGGAGGGGCAATGATGTATCAACAACCTCAAGACAGTGACAGTGATTATAGTTCTTCTGACGAAGAGGAAGGGGGTGCATTGATGTATCAGCAACCAAAGGCAGATAAATACAAGGGTGGAGATTTATCACAAATGACTAAAGAGGAGTTGATGGAGATGATTCAAGGTGGTGGAATTTATGACGATTACATCAAACCCGCTGGTAAATTTTTAGGAAGGGTTGGTTCTGAAGTTGTGAATGATATTATTGTACCAGTAGGCAAAGAGTTGGTAAAAGATGCTGTTAAAGGAGCTGTAACTGGTGCTGTTGTTGGTGCTGGTCGTCCCCCAGCAAGAGTTGTTAGATTACGTGGTCGTCCTAAAGGTAGTAAGAACAAATCAAAAGATGAGTATGAAGAGGTCGTATTTGACCATCCCGAAACAGAGGCTGACTACATGAGGAAAATGGATATTGCTCATAGAGGAAAAGTTGCTAACTTGAAAGATGAAATTGCTAAACTTGGTGTATCAAAAAAGACAAAGTCAAAAAGAGCAGTTGAAAAATTACTCTCAAATGTTGAACCTATAACCGAGCGTCCAAGAACAAAGTATGAGGAAATCAAATTTGAACATAAACCCGAAACAGAGGCCGACTACATGAAGAAAATGGATATTGCTCATAGAGGCGAAATGGCTCACTTAAGAGATGAAATTGCCAAACTTACAAGTGAAAAAGGTCGTGTAGAAGGTGAGAAGAAATTTGAGGAGGGTATGATTAAGGAAGCCCCAACTAAAAAGGCACGAAAACCGCGTAAGAAAGTTGAAAAAAATATCGATGATGAACTGCATCGTGTAGAGGGAGAAACCAAAACGGAAAAAGCAAAAATGGCTGTTGAAAAATTGCTACATGGAGATGCTCCTAAAGCAAAGGTAAAGCGTGGAATGACCGACAAAGCAAAGGAAAGGGCAGATATTGTGAAAAAGGTGATGAAAGAGCAAGGTTTAAAACTTGGTCCAGCATCTAAATACGTCAAAGAGCATGATTTGTGGAAACCAGCAAAAGGCGAATGGTTTTAGCAACTTTGTAAAATAATTACAAAATTATCTTTGTAATTATCATAGATGTCGAGGAATTTGTACGATAGCACGAACTTTAGGCTCGGTAACGTAAAGTTTCTTAACGATGAGGGTAATCCGACTGTAGCAATCAACTCTGCGGTAAATTTCCAATCATTGGAAGAATTAGGGTTTGCAGATGGGACGACTCAAACCACGGCATATTCAAGTATTGTAAATGGTAGGTTGGAAAACTTGTATGAGTTTTCCCGAGATGGTGTAGCTGGACAAGTGGTAGGAAGTAATGGACTTTTAGGCTTTCAATGGGTAGAAGCGGGAGGTGGGACTGTTGGTCCGACTGGTCCGCAAGGTCCCACTGGACCACAAGGCAATACTGGTGCTACTGGTCCTCAAGGTAATACTGGAGCTACTGGTCCTCAAGGTGATGTTGGTCCTACTGGTCCTCAAGGCGACATCGGTCCAACTGGTCCTCAAGGGGATGTTGGACCGACTGGACCACAAGGTGATGTGGGTCCTACTGGTCCTCAAGGCGATACTGGTGCTACTGGTCCTCAAGGTGATACTGGAGCAACTGGACCGCAAGGCGACACTGGTGCTACTGGTCCTCAAGGTATTCAAGGTGATACTGGAGCAACTGGTCCTATAGGTGATACTGGCGCAACTGGACCTCAAGGCGACACTGGTGCTACTGGTCCTCAAGGTAACCCAGCAGATGCGTCATTGTGGTCTACCTTTCCAGCAACTACTTTAGTAAATATGAATTATAAAGATGTGCGGTATATTGACTCTTTATCTGCTGATAATTTGAACGCAAGTAACAATATTACAGTTGATAATAGCACACAAACTGGAACTTTATTAAATTTACCAAATGTCACTGCAAGTGGTCCTTTATTTGTCATTTTTGAAACTCCTATAAATGTCCCACCATGGAATCTGACTGGAATTGGAAATCCAGTGAGAGTCAATCAAAACACCGCTAATATGGTGACTGGAGTAACTTACTACTTGTCAGCATTAACTACTCAATCCGCAAGAATTACTACAGAGCCCGATGATACTGGAATCATTGATACTGCGGATTTGAGTGGATTATCCCAGCCCATTTTAGCGACTTATACTCTCGATCCAGTCATCACAAAAACGACTGTCATCAGTGGAACATCTATTGAAATAACAGATGAAGATGTAGCAATTTTGTCCGCTACCGATTTGACCTTTAATGGTGTATCAGTAAAACCTATTATCACTGATAATTATGTTGTATATTCAACTGGAACAACTATTGAGGGTAATACAGATTTTCAACACAAAAGTAATGCTGGTGTTATATCAGTTGGTGAAAGCGTAAGTTTTACATCAGATTATCCTATCGGAATTGAATGCGCTTTTAGTGAAAATACATACACTACTGCTCTTTTAGCACAAAATAAAGATTCACAAGATACATCATCTGTATCTATCTTGCTAACGAATGATATTGGAACTGATTCGGCATATTATGGCGGTTTGACTATGTTTTCTTCAACATCAAATCCACAATTTGGTCAATTTCCTACAATCAAGAATGCTTTGAGTTTAAATACACAAAGTTCATCTGTTGTCATTTCTCCTTGGAATGGACAACAACATGGGACTGCTGATGAAAATGGAAACATTATGCTAACTTATAACGGAGGGGCAAAGGCACATATTATTAATAACAATGGACAACTTATTGTAGGTGCAAATAATCCAAGTTATTCTGGAAGCACTTATGGTGGTGATGCTGGTGGAACTGATAGCGTTTTGACAAGTGACGGCACGAATGGTTTGAAGTGGGTTCCTACTGTGGCATTATTAGGCGTTGGAGAAGAAAATCAAGTTTTAACTTATAGTAATAATTCTTGTGGTTGGGCAGACCCCATAGCTGGACCAGCTGGACCAGCTGGACCAACTGGAGTTGATGGAGTTGATGGAGTTGATGGAAGGTCAATAAATCAATTAAATATTTATAATTCTGCGTCTGTTTATCAAGATGGTAAACCACCTATAGCAATCCCATCAACTATTCTAACTGATAGATACAATAATTTTAACGGGTTTGGTGGTTGGTATTTTAAGAACAGTTTTACAAGTGGAAATAAGATAAACTGGTATTCACCACCCAACACTGGAATGCGTGTAAGTGATATTTTGGGTCTATATTTGAGATTTTTTAACGTATCTGCTATTTCTACGACACCAAATGATATGCCATTTATCGGCGTTTATACCAAGACCGATACCCTCACACCAAATTATGCGAGTTGGTACAAATCGAGAATGGTTTATATTCCAAATTTTATCCCTACAGCAAATACCAGTTATACAACATTTCGTAAAATATCAAGCACTTGTCCAACTCCCAACACTTATGCATCAAGTTTGCAATTAATGATTGATTCTACAGTCGCACCAAATCCCGCTGGGAGTTATGCACCTACCGAGGAGATTTTATTTTTCGCAATTTCAACATCATCATCATCTGTTATTAATTGTAGCGAGTTTATTCTACAAAAGTTTGGAATAATTTTGGAATCAAATACACAAGAGTTTAATTATATGCCTACAGTATAATGCTAAAGAGATTGTTAGCATTACCACCCGACATTTTGCAACATATTTTGAGTTTTGTTGGGACTGATGAGTTAATCGTTTGCCTCATTGATGGCAAGTATGTCGTCATAAAAAAATAAAAATAAAAATATGTTTGTTGATATTATAATGCCAAGATACGTAGCAGAACTCAATAATCCTACCATTCCAACATCTTATGCTATTGATATGAAGAAGGAGAGTAAAAGTTTGATGAATACTATCAAAGCAAACATGAAAGCTCGTGCGGAAGAAGACCTTGAACTTTTAGAGGCTGGTAGTATGAAAAAAAAACTTGACAAATTCAAGGATAAAGTGAGAAAAAATCATGATGTCAAAGAGAAAAAAGATAAAAAATAATTTCTTCCTATATTATTAAAATGAGTTTCAATTTAGAATCAGATGGGACACCAATTTGCGTAATTAAATGTGACAAAAAAAAAGACAAACTTGTTTATCTTGACGAAAAACCATGTTCAACAAATAATTATCCCGAACTAAAATTATCTGAAGGACAATTCCAATACATTCCTAACAAAGACAAAGAGCGTACTATACTTTATGTACTCGGGGCAAGTGGCAGTGGAAAGAGCTATTACACCGCCTCGTATGCTTTAGAATATCATCGCATGTTTCCAAAAAGACCCATCTACATCTTATCATATGTTGATAGTGATTCATCGATTGACCGCATCAAAACGGCACAACGCATAAAATTAGGAGAGGACTTTTTGAAAGCAGATTTGAATGCAGACGATTTTACCGAGAGTCTAGTGATTTTTGACGATTGCGATTGTATTTCAGACAAGCCTTTGAAATTAAAGATTAGGGATATTTTGACAAAATTGTTAAATACTGGAAGGCATACCAAAACAAGTGTCGTATATTTATCACACATCGCTTGCGGGGGCGTTGAGACTAAAGGAATTTTGAATGAAGCCCATGCAATCGTCTTTTTTCCTCAATCTTTTT